CTCCCGCATCTCGTGTTTTTTTCACATTCTTAACGAAATGAGCGCAGATACAGCAGAGCGGATTCAGTTGGATGCGGATCAGGCGCAGAAGATTCTCGATGCCGATCTAAAGAACTTGGTATCGAAAGTTTCGCAAGGGAAACCGTTGACTGCTCGCGAACGGAAACTGATTCAGCAGGCTTCGCAGGAAAGGGAAACCGCGAAGACCATTACGGAACTGGTCGCGTTGCTTGGCATACCGCGGACCAAGTATTACAAGTTGAAGAAAGAGACCGGCGCGCCGGACAATCTTGCGCTGGATGACTGGCGTGAATTCATCAGTCGTCATCGTTTCGAGCAGATCGAAACGGAGGAAATGACACCGGAAAAGATGACTTATCTTCGCGGTCGTCTGTTGGCAGAAAAGGCGCAAAGGGAAAAGATCGAACGTCAGTTGAAAGAACTTCGACTGGAACGTGAAGTCGGTGGATTCGTTCCGTTCACCGAAGCGATGGACGCGGTGACGCGAGTCCTTGAACCGATCAACCGTTTGTTGGACGGCATTCCAAAAGCTTATTCGATGCGGATCAATCCGACTGATTCAGATTTCGCGGAGGAAATGCTTCGTGAAATGGTCCGCGATTTGAAGCGACAGATTTCATTGAGCCGCGGGGAAAAGATCAGCAAGCGGAAAGGCGTGAAGTGAAAAAGCCGAAACGATTCAGGGCAAAGAACTATTCTTGCCGCGGTCAGAAATGCGCGAATCAACCGCAATTAAGCATCGCGGCCAGCGAAGAACTGAAGGACGACGTTCTGAAATACACGCAAGCCAAAGGAATCAGCGTCAGCAACTGGGTTCGCAGTTTGATGGAAAAGGAACTGACGCGGAAGGCCGGATGAAGACACCGGCAGAAAAATTGCTGGACCGCGCTTTCGGAATCTTTGCGGTTGCGAAGAAGCAGACGGTGACGGAATGGGCCGAAGACAACGCCTATTTATCGGAAAGGGTCACGGAAATGGCCGGACGATATTCAACGGCAGATCATCCGTACGTCCGCGAAATTTTGGAGACCTATCAAGATCCGCGAGTCAAGAAGGTCAGTCTGTGCTGGGGAAGTCAGACGGCGAAGACAACGACGATCTACATCGGCTTAGGCTGGGTCATCGATCAATCACCTGGACCTATCCTTTGGGTCTGGTCCAACGAGAAGCAGGCGCGCGCCTTTTCGAATGATCGATTCATTCCATTCTGCGAAGATACCGGCGTGATCGCGAAACATCTGCCGAAGACCAGCGAAGGCAAGATTGACCGCGACCGCGCGTCTGCTTTGCGGATCGAGTTCGACCGTTGTTCCCTGAACATGATCGGAGGCCAGAGCCAGCGGAACGTTCGCAATTATCCGGTTTCATATTTGATCCTTGATGAAATCGACGTAATTCCTGAACCGATTCGGCGTGATGCCGCGGACCGCGTGAAGGGTCGAAGAAGTTACAAGATCATTCAATCGTCCACGCCAATCGAGGAAGGCGGCATTTGGTCCGAATATCTGACCGGCGATCAGCGAAAGTTCCTGATGCCTTGTCCGCATTGCGACAAAGAAATTTCCTTTGAATGGCGAAAGGGCAAAGGCGAATACAATATCCACTTCCCACCGGAAGCCAAAGGCGAAGACGGCGCCTATGACTGGCACATGCTGAAGAAGGAAGCGCATTACGTTTGTCAGGAATGCGGTGGCGCGATCCGCGATGCGGACAAATTGCGGATGCTCCGCAAGGGAAAATGGAAAGCGACTTCCAGCGGCGAGCCGAACGTGCGGTCCTATCATTTGAATTCCCTTTACAGTCCGACGATCACCTTCGGCGAAATGCTGATCCGTTGGTTTCGGGCGCAGGAATCGCTGGACGGACTGAAGCAATTCGTGACCGGCTGGCTTGCGGAACCGTGGAAAGAGGAACTGCTGGACGTGACCGAAGAGGCAACGCATCTGCTGGCCGGAGACTATGAACGCGGTGACGTGATGGGGGAATTCCGCTTGATGGGTGTCGACGTTCAGAGATCGCACTTCGTCTGGATTGTCCGCGGCTTCGATTCAGATGGAACAAGCTACTTGATCGACAACGGCAATTCGCCGACTTGGAAGGATCTGGACAAGACCTTTGCGAACTTCGCCTGTTCCGCGGCAGTAGTGGATTCGGGTTTCGGTGAACGAACACAGGAATGTTATGAACAAATTTACAAGCGAAGGAACACCTTCTGGGCCTCGAAAGGATGGAAGCGACTTGCGCAACCTGTCGCGATCAAGGCAGTCGATCCGTTCACCGGCACGAACAAGGCGAACACACACAAGATCCGATTGCTTCACATTGACGTCTCAACCTTTGGTGGGGAAATCCTGAAACGCAGGGCCAAGCTGGTCGAAGGTTTCCACATCTACCGCGACCCAGACCGCGAATACATCAAGCAATTGAATGCAAAATTCATCGTCGAGAAAACAACGAGAACCGGAGAAGTCGTTCAAGAATGGCGCACGAAGCGTCACCGACAAGACCACTTCTTCGATTGCGAGGTCTACGTTCTCGCGCTTTCAAAAATCTTGGGACTTGGAAACGTCACTAGAAAGGCAGAAAAAAATGAGCAAGACGAAGACAAAAATGAATCCGTTGCTGGAACCAAACCAGTCCGGCGAAGAAGAAGAAAAAAAACCAGCAGGAATTTTTGGTAGACTGACGCAGGCGTTGTTCGAAACGACCTTCATTCTGACCATTCTGATCTTCGGCACCGTGGTCGGTACCTTGATGGCCTTGGTGCTTCCGCTTGGATTCCCTTTCATGATCCTTTGGAAACGCTACACACAATGAGCGCAGACGTCGAACTGGACACCTATCGATTCAATCGCGTCCTTGAGCAGTTGCGGTCCTTCACCGGCGCCGACTTCAAGAAGATCATTCGTTTCGAAGCAAACGCCATGTTGTCGACGGCGATGGAGAACACGAAGGCAGGGACCGCCTCGTACATCGATGAAAGATACACTTATTCAGCGAAGAAGAAACCCAGCAAGCGACTGGTGCCGTTCGTCTATCTGCGCGGCAAGCGCGTCCGGACTCGTTCGATCAAGCACAAAGGCATGATGGTCACGCTGAAATCCGGCAGGGAAGTCTGGAAACCTAATCGCGTGAATCCGCAATGGAAGCAAATGCAGGACAAGTTGAAGGTATTGAAGGCGAAGAAGAAGGCGCGGCGCGGCATGGCGAAAGCGTCTTGGCTGTACATAGCGGCAAGGGCCAAGCTGGGGAAACTGAAGAAGACGAAACCATTCATCCGGAAGGCGCTTGGAAAAATGACGTCCAACATGAAAGCCAAGCTGAACGGTCAGGACGTCGGGAAAGCGAAATACATTCTGGAGATCAAGAACAAGGCGACTTTGCCCATGATCAAAAGTGGCGGCAAGCGCAAGGGACCTGGAGGATACAAGGCATTCAAGGAAGCTTTCCACGGTCGGAGCCAATATTTCTACGTTAACTTGAGCAAAGGAGTCTTCAAGAAGGCAAGCGCCGTGAAATCGAAATACAAAGGATTTGAAATCACGCCATTGAAGAAAGCCGGAGCCAGCGACAAGGTCTGAAAGGTTGACGCTTGAGTCGCTTGCATGGCGACCAGATCACTTCAACCGCTGGAAGATCTAATCGAGGCACGTGATTCGTTACAGGCCAGCTACAACGAAATCGCGAAGACCGCGATGAACCAGTATTCGATGCAGGACCGGCAAGTGATTTACGAACAGCGGCGCTTTCTGCGCGCCGAAATCAATGCCTACAACCGGAAGATCGGTCTGGCAGATCCGAACGTCAATGCAATCGGAAGCAACAAAGTGGACTTTCGAAACTTCCGTTACAACGACGAACTAGGATGATCGCGGCGAAGAAAACCAGTCGGAGTTTCTGGAATCGCGCCAAGGCCGCGACGAAGATCCTTTTTCAAAGCGGATACGATGCCGCGAAGAACACGCGGCGCAGGGGCCGCAGGCCGCAACGAGCGCTTGAAGCTGAACACGATGCGCTGAATCCAAGTGATCGTCAGAAGGTGATCGCTTCGCTGATGGACTTTCGTCGGAACAATCCAATCGTGACTTCGATCTGCCGACTTCGCGAAACCGACGTGGTGGGTCCAGGTTTGATTCCGCAAGCGCAAAGCGGCAACGAAGACCTTGATCTGCGCCTAGAGGAATTGTGGAATTCATGGAGTCGATCACCTGAAGTCTCCGGCACCATGTCGATGCGGCAGCTTCAGAGGCAACTTGCTTCGATGACCTTGATCTTCGGTGACGGCGGTTTACTTCTGACGAATTCCGGTCAGGTCCAATTGATCGAAGGCGACCGGATCGGATCGGAAGGCGAAGGCAACTGGATCTTGCGCCGGTCCACTTCGGAGGAATCGGAAGACAGACCGTCCAGACGCATGATCGACGGCGTGGAAGTGAACAAGCAGAACAAACCGATAGCCTTTGACATCGGAACACGCGAGGACGGCACCTTGCGAGACGTGCGGCGAGTCCTCGCGAAGAACTTCATATTTCACAAAAAGCAGATCCGTCCGACTCAAGTGCGCGGCGTGCCGGAATTGGCGCCGGTCGCTGATTCGTTGCAGGACGTAAGTGAATATCAGGACATCGAAATGCTCGCTGCGAAATGTTCAGCGTCACTTTCAGCAATTGTTAAGCGTGAAGGCGCAATTGATTTCGAACTGGCGGCGCGAGCCAACGACGACGAAGACGACCGGCTGGAAACTTTCGAACCTGGAAGCTTCCAATATCTGGAACCTGGAGAAGACGTTTCCGTGATCGGCGCGAACGGCAGGCCGAACGTGGACGGCATCGAATACTGCACTTATCGACTTCGGCAGATCGGGTCCGCATTGGGCATTCCGGTTGAATTCCTTTTGATGACCATCGGCGATTCATCCTTTTCGGCAAGTCAGGGAATGATCCTGCTATACCAGCAGACAGTCGAAAGCGAACAGCGCGACCTGTTTCCTTTGCTGAATCGCCTTTGGAACTGGAAGGTCCGCAACTGGGCCGCGAAGGATTTGATCAGATGGGACGGAGACCGCGAAAACCCATTCGACGTTCGCTGGCAACCGCCATCTTTCCGCTGGGTAAATCGAGCCGCGCAGGTCAAGGCAGATGCTCAATACCTGAACATGGGCGCGATTTCCTTGGACGACGTGTCGGCGACCTTCGGAACGGATGCCCAGACTTCGCTTGAACGGAAGGCAAAGAACATCGTCACCGCGAAACGGCTTGCGGAAGAATACGGACTTGGCGACTGGCGCGACCTGTTCAATCCGATCCAGACCAGCGCGCAGATGAATTTCGTGGATCTTTTGGACCGCGATTGACGGCAGAAACTAACTTAAACGAGGAAAACAAATGCGACAAATCGTCCAAGACTATCTTGAAAAGCCTGATCCTAAATTATTCGACGCAATGACCAGCGAGGAACAACGCTGGGTCGACAAGCAGGCAAATCCGAAGAAGGCCAAGGCATCGAAACCAAAAGCCGCTGCGCCGAAGGAAGACCATGCCGACAGTTGAAGCAGAACTGGATCGCGGCAAGACCGCGAAGGGCAAGCGCTTTGTCTTCGATCTTGACGGCACGATCTGCGCGAAAGCGGACAATCTGGACCGCAACTATGAAACATGTGAGCCGCTGGTTCATCGGATCGCGAAGCTGAACGAACTTCATGCGTCCGGCAATCACGTCACGCTGTTCACTTCGCGTGGAATGGGTCGATCAGGTGGCGACGTGAGGCAGGCCAAGGCGAGACATTTCGAACTGACGAAGAAACAATTGGCGAAATGGGAAGTCAATTATGATGCGCTGACCTTCGGCAAACCATCTGCCGACGTCTACGTGGACGACCGCGCGCAAAGCGCAACGGACTTCTTTGCCTTGGAAATCGCCGAAGAAAAGACCCAGACTTTCGACGTCACCGCAAACAGGGACGCGGAGGAATTCGCGGCCAGCCTGATCCGTGACGGCAAGACCGTCCTTGAAGGAGAATGGTCCGGACCATCTGCCGAACTGGAAAACCGCTACATCGAAGACAATGGCTGGGAAGCCTATGCGAAGTGGTTCCTTGGACGCAAAAGCGAAGTGGAACCGGAGACAAAGGGACATTACAATTTCCCATTCAGCGACGATTTTGAAAAAGTCCATCGCCGCGGATTGATTGCGATCCGGAGCAGGGCCGCGCAATTCGACGACAAGTCTGTTTATGATGCCGCCGGAAGACTGCTGGAGCTTTACGAAGAAGAAGAAGGCGAAGACTATTCAGCGCGTTGCCTTAGAATATCATTTCAACGCAAGTCGCTGAAGAAGCGCGGTCGCTACAAAGTGGACAAGAAGTCCGGCATGATGTCCGACGTGTCGCTGATCCAGGTCGGCGAAGCCAAGGGTCACGGCATGTGGATTGATCAAGGGTCGCTAAATTCCGCAATGGAAGTTATCGGCGAGAACCTACCGGCCTACGTCACGCATGACGGCGCGGTGGAATCGGATCGCATCCTGAAGGAAGTCGGCGTGTTCTCCGGCTTTTACGTTGAAGCAGGCAAACTGAAAGCGGAAAACTTCAGGGCATTGGATAGCTTCCAAGGCGACGAGCCGGAACGCTTTCGCAGACTGTTCGACTTGGCGGAAGCAATGCCGGACGCATTCGGCCTGTCC